TTGGCATGTTGGTCAACGTTATGGGCACGTTAGTAGGAGAAAGCCTAAGACAGAACGATGCACTTGTTAAAACTTATCAATCACTATCTAAGATTGGTCAAATTGACAGTACAAATCTTCAAGAATTACTAAATGATTTACAAAAAACTGGATTAAGCGTACAAGAGGTAGACAAGTATGTAGCCGCAATATCAAAAGTAAGTCCAGAGTTAGCTAACCTAAGTTCAACTGTGGGACAAGGTAGAAAGATTTTTGCTGAAGTATTTGGTCAAACGTTAAAAGAAGGAACTCAAAAAGAATTATTTCGTTTAGGTTATACCATGGAAGAAGCTGTCAATACGACAGGAAGTTTTATAGCCAGTCTAAGTCTTGCAGGCAATACAAATAAAAGAACAACCGCAGATTTAAACAAAGATACAATGGGTTATTTACGTAATCTAAACGAATTATCAGCATTGACCGGAAAAAATCGTGAGGAAGCAGATAAGGCTAGAAGAAAACAAGAAGAAGATTTAGCATTTCAATCATATCTGAATACGCTGAGCGGTGAAAATCAAAAAAAAGCAAGATTGCAAGTTCAAGCATATTCATTAGCATATGGGGAAGATTATGCAACTGGGGCAAAATCTATCATACGTACAGGTGGTGCTATTGTAGATGAATTTGGTGCTAAGATATTACAGTCTGTAGGCCCGCAAGGTATTGCCGGTATGGTAGATTTTGGTAAACAAAAATTTGCCAATGATCAAGCAATGATGGATGGATTGTATAAAAATCTGCAAGGTACCGCTCAGTTATTAGAGCCTAGATTTGAACAATTTGCAACTCAATTAAAATACGGTGGCGCCGACTCTGTAAAAGAATTTTTGCTAGGTATAGAAACATACCGTGGTATGATGGCATTCCTCGGTAAAGATGCAAAGGCGTTAGCTGAATTTAGAAAAAACATTGATAAGAAAGAAACAGGCAATAGAATTGAAAATTTTGCTAAACAAGAACAAGCAGAAAGAGCAACCAGAAGTGCGTTAGAACAATTTAATTATACCTTGGGAAATATAACTACTCCAGTTATTGTTGGGTTTGGTGAGGTAGTAAAACAATTTAGTTTGCAGATAGCTAAAACTTTAAAGTGGTTTGGCGGCCCTGATTTAACAGGTATGTTTAAAACTTATGAAACTATATCAGATGTGAAATCAACAATACAAGAAGAAGAAGAAAAACAACTCATACTATCCAAAAAGAAAACAAGAGTAGAACAAGAATTAACGGAAGCATTAGAAAAAAGAAAACGATTAGAAGAAGGAAGTGAAGAATTTAAGAAAAAACACGGGGTTGAAAAATACAAAGAAACTGATGCTGTGTTGGACAATAAGATAAAAAATATTAAAGATAAGCTAGCTACTATTAAAGATTCTATTCAAGTTAGCAAATATACTGCTGGCCAAGCTAAGGTTGCTTCCGTTGGAATTACTAACAAAACTCCTACTAGTATATCAAACTCTGAAGAAGGAAAAGAAAAAAATCCATTAGAAGGCCTTAAAATTAAACAAGGGGATGTACATCGTACAGGATCTACCCTAGATCCTAAACTTATTGAATTAGCAAGGGCAATTCAAAGTAGTGTACCTGGCTTTGCTCATTTTACTTCTTTTAATGACAAATACCATAATGATAATGTACCAGGTAGTAAGCATGTACAAGGTAAAGCATTAGACTTTACACTACAAGAATTCCCGTCAATTGAAGCAGGGCAAGCACTGGCCGCACAACTAAAACAAGCAATGCCCGGAATTATGGTTAAGGATGAATATAATGACCGTAGTAAAAAAGCAGTAGGTAAAGGACATATTCATGCTGAATTGGGCGCAAGAACAGGTGGATTGTTTAAAGGACCAGAGTCTGGATATCCAGTACAATTGCATGGTAAAGAAGCAGTGGTGCCAATATCGATATTGAAAAATTTTCTTGATTTTTATAAAGAACAAAATACAACTAAAGAATCAGACAACTCTATTACTAAACGGCCATTATCTGAATTGACCAATTCAATGAAAGAATCTAGTAATGATAACTCTATATTACGTGATTTAATCAGTACATTATCTAGTAAATTAGATGATTTCATATCAGAACAACGTAGATCCAGTGATATCAGTGCAGAAATATTGACATACACCAAGGCTTAACAGATAAATATTACACTATGTCATATAAAAAGCGTTTCCAAAATTTAACAGGACAGCAAAGTCCTATCTCTGGCTACAATAATAACACCGGAGCCTGGAACGGTCCTGGTCAAAATAACTCAACCGGAGGATGGAACAATACTGATTTTGGTTACAAGAATTATCAAAGTCGTTTGCCAGAAGTTTATACTGGACACCCAAATCGTATTGAACGCTATAACCAATATGAAATGATGGATGTAGATGCTGAAATCAACGCATGTTTAGATATCATCAGCGAATTCAGTACACAGAAAAACGAACAAAACAACACACCTTTTGAAATAGAATTTTCAGAAGATCCAACACCCCATGAAGTTGAATTGATTAAAAAACAATTACAACAGTGGTGTAAGCTAAACGAATTTGACACCAGAGTGTTTAAGATATTTCGTAATAGTATTAAGTATGGAGATCAAGTATTTGTAAGAGATCCAGAAAACTTTAAGTTATATTGGATAGATATGACTAAAGTTAGTAAAGTTATTGTAAATGAAAGTGAAGGTAAGAAGCCGGAACAATATGTTATTAGAGATATTAATCCTAATTTACAAAATTTATCAATAGCAGAAAAAACATCAACTGATTTTCAAGCGCAACCACCAACAGCTGGACATAGTGCTCCGTATAGTTACACGTTGCCAAACGAACCTACTACTGGTAGTAGATTTAGTTTAGGAATACATGAAGCGGCTATTGATGCTAAACACGTAGTTCATTTGAGTTTAACAGAAGGTTTAGATAGATACTGGCCTTTTGGTCAATCAGTATTAGAAAACATTTTCAAAGTTTATAAACAAAAAGAATTGTTAGAAGATGCTATATTGATCTATCGTATTAGCCGTGCCCCGGAACGTAGAATCTTTAAGATTGACGTAGGTAACATGCCAAGTCACATGGCTATGGCTTTCGTTGATAGAGTTAAGAACGAGATTCACCAAAGACGCATACCAAGTTTGTCAGGTGGACAAAGTGTGATGGACGCTACATACAATCCATTAAGTATCAATGAAGATTATTTCTTTCCAGTAACAGCAGACGGTAGAGGTAGTGATGTAACTACATTGCAAGGTGGTCAAAATTTAGGCGAGATTGATGATTTGCGTTATTTCAATAACAGATTAGCACGTGGGTTGCGTGTACCTAGTAGTTATTTACCACAAGGCCCTGAAGATAGTCCAACTCCAATGAATGACGGTCGTGTTGGAACAGCTATGATACAAGAGTTTCGTTTCAATCAATATTGTGAAAGATTGCAAAATTACATAGCACAAAAACTAAACGATGAATTTAAACTATTCATGCGTTGGAGAGGTTTTAATATTGATAGTAGTTTATTCAATATCAAATTTAATGCACCTCAAAATTTTGCGTCATATCGTCAAAGTGAATTAGACAATGCTAGAGTTTCTGTTTTTCAAACAATGGAAGCATTCCCATACATTAGTAAGCGTTTTGCTATGCAACGATTCTTAGGATTGACTGAGGAAGAGATTGAAGAAAATCAACGCTTATGGTTTGAAGAACGTGAAGAACCAGAATCAAGTGAACCAAGTGGTAGTGACTTACGTAGTATTGGAATCAGTTCTGGTGATTTAGAAACTGACGAAGAAAGTGTAGAAAATCTACCAGATGAAGATGCATTAAACAATCAGATGCCACCTGAGATCGGGCCCGCTGTAGCAGGACCTGAAGTTATGCCTGCTAGTGGCGGCGGCGTACCTCCTCCCCCAGCATAAATAATAGTATGAAACTCTTTGAAATGTACGATGCTCCGGTGCAAGGTTACCAAGATGTTAGCAATGACGGTAGCAAATACCGTTATGGGGATACTCGTAAAACCAAATTAACATTGAAGCAATTAAGAAAATTGCGTAAAATGTTAGATGTCAGAAACTACGAACATAATAAGAATCTTAAAAAAGTTCGCAAGCAATATACTCCTGTAGCCACTGAAGGCCCGGCTTTATAACGTATTACAGGTAAAAGTGTAAAAAAATAGCACTTATTGTGCTATTTTTGTTATTGGCATATAAATAATTCTACACAAGCCATTTAACTCAGGAGACAAACAATGGATAACAAAAAATTTGAACAGCTTATTGATTTGATTATCAATGAGGACGAAGATAAAGCACGTGCATTATTTCACGATATCGTAGTTGAGAAAAGCCGCGAAATCTATGAATCAATGATGGACGAAGAAATGGTCGATTCACCAGTCGACGGTCTAATGGACGAAATTAGTGCCGAAGAACAAGGTATGACCGAAGAAGAAGATGAATTTGCTGATATCGAAATGGACGGCGAAGAGGGCGACATGGATGTTGAACTTGATGGTGATGACATGGGTGACGGCGAAATGGGTGAAGAAGATTTAGAAGACCGTGTTGTTGACTTGGAAGACAAACTAGACCAATTAATGGCTGAGTTTGAAGACCTAATGGGTCAAGAAGGCGGAGATGACATGGGCGGAGATGACATGGGCGACATGGGCGGTGACGAAGAAATGGGCGGAGATGAAATGATGGAATCTGCCGATGACGAAGAGGAAGAAGAAGTCACTGAAGCTGAAGAAGATGATGAAGAAGAAGAAACGCTTGAAGAAGCAGTTCAACTTCAAAAAGTTTCTGTAACACATGGCGACAATGGCGTACAAACTAAAAGCCCAACACTAGGTGCAAACAAGAAAGTATCTAGCAACGGAGCCGGTGCAGTTAATTTCTCATCTGGTGACGGTGGTAAAGGTGGTACACAAGGTGGTTTATTAAACCCAGCTACTAAAGACCTAAAGGGTGCAGGATCATTTAAGAATGCTCCAGGCAAAGGTAACTTTAGCGAAAAGGGTGAGGCAGCTCCAAAGCCAAAGCATGGTGATGACGGACAAAATACAAAGTCTATCACTAGCGAAAGCAGAAAGACTGTTAAGAAGCCAATCACTAAGCCAGCAACACAAGTTGCTAAGAAAATTATTAAGAAGTAAGGAATACTGAGAGAATGGCTTTGTATCTCAGAGAAAACTTAACGTTCGACCGTGCCAACATGGTCGTTGAGAGCGTTAAGGAAGATGGTGATAAGAAATCCCTTTACATGAAAGGGATATTCATCCAGGGAGGGGTAAGGAACGCCAATGAGCGTGTTTACCCCGTTTCCGAAATTGAATCAGCCGTCAATACTCTAAATGAGCAAATCTCAGGTGGCTACAGCGTTCTAGGTGAAGTAGATCACCCAGACGATTTAAAAATCAATTTGGATCGTGTATCACATATGATATCTAATATGTGGATGGATGGTGCAAATGGTTTTGGCAAACTTAAAATACTTCCAACTCCAATGGGACATTTAGTGTCTACGATGTTGGAGAGTGGTGTTAAGTTAGGAGTTTCAAGCAGAGGCAGCGGAAACGTTGATGATGCATCCGGAAAGGTTAGTGACTTTGAAATAGTCACTGTGGACATTGTCGCACAGCCAAGTGCACCTAATGCATATCCTAAAGCAATTTATGAAGGCATGATGAACTTACGTCATGGTCATAGAATGTTGGATATTGCAAAAGATGCACAAAACGACAAGAAAGTACAGAGATACCTGAAAGATGAAGTGGTTCGTCTTATCAAGGACCTCAAGTTAAATAAGGGGAATTGAGCATGTTAGATGCTATCAAACCATTACTTGAGAGCGGTATCATCAATGAAGAAACCAGTGTCGCTATAAACGAGGCATGGGAATCAAAGTTGAATGAGGCTCGTGAACAAGTACGTGCGGAACTTCGTGAGGAGTTTGCACAACGTTATGAACATGATAAGAACATAATGGTTGAAGCCCTTGATAAAATGGTAACAGATGGTCTATCAACTGAAATTGAAGAATTTCAAATTGAAAGACAAGCAATGAATGAAGACCGCGTGAACGCAAAACGTAAGCTACATGAAAATGCAGCAAAGTTTAATAATTTTATGGTTGAGAAATTATCCGAAGAAATTAAAGAACTACGTAATGAGCGTAAACTACAAATGGAAAGTCAGCAAAAGTTAGAACAATTTATTGTTCATGCTCTTGCACGTGAAATTAAAGAATTCGCACAAGACAAACAAGCTGTAGTAGAAGCAAAAGTCAAATTGGTTGCTGAAGGACGTAAACAACTTGAAGCATTGAAGGCAAAATTTGTCATTGAAAGTGCTAAGAGAATGAACGAATCTGTAACTAAACATTTGAAGGGTGAAATTGGACAATTGAAAGAAGATATTAAGATCGCACGTGAAAACGATTTTGGTCGCCGTATCTTTGAATCTTTTGCAGGTGAATACAGTGGTACTTATCTAAATGATAAGGCTGAAACACGCAAACTATTTGTACAACTACAAGCTAAAGATAAACAATTAGCCGAATCCATTAAAACAATTAGCAACGCTAAGAAGTTAATTGAAAGTAAAGAACGTGAAGTTCGCATTATTAAAGAATCTACTGTCCGTCAAAAGACAATGGATGAATTGCTAGGAACTCTTAATGAGGAAAAAGCAAAGATAATGCAAGACTTACTAGAAAGCGTCCAAACACCTCGTCTAAAGGTCGCTTTCGATAAGTATCTACCAGCAGTACTTAATAACATCACTGAAAGAAAAGAGCCTAAAAAGCAAATGATTTCAGAAAGTGTTAAAGCAATGACTGGGGATAAATCTGCCACTACACAAGTTGAAGTTGAGCCACGTGACAACGTGATTGATCTAAGACGTTTGGCAGGGCTTTAAAAATAAAGACATAATTTAGGAGAAATATAAATGTCACAAGTTCTATTAGAAAGCCGTTGGGACGAAACCAAAGAAGCCCTACTTGAAGGTCTTAAAGGTACTCGCCGCTCAACAATGGGTGTTATTCTAGAAAACACCAAAAAACAGTTACTAGCTGAATCTTCAGCCGGTACAACAACAGCAGGTAACGTTGCTACACTAAACCGTGTAATTCTACCAGTTATCCGTCGTGTCATGCCAACAGTTATCGCTAACGAGTTGGTTGGTGTTCAGCCAATGACAGGACCAGTTGGTCAAATTCACACTCTACGTGTTCGCTATGCTCAAGGTCTAAATGACACAAGTGCAGCCAATACAGACGTAACAGCTGGTGAAGAAGCATTGAGCCCATTCAAAATTGCTCAAGCATATTCACGCACACGCGGTGATGTTGCTAATGGTACAGCAGTAACTAGCTACACAGCCGCAGATACAGCAAGCCTAGAAGGCAATGGTGGTCGTCAGATTTCCGTTCAAATTCTACGTCAAGCTGTTGAAGCTAAGTCACGTAAGTTGCAAGCACGTTGGACATTTGAGGCAGCACAAGATGCACAGTCTCAACATGGTATTGACGTTGAAGCAGAAATCATGGCAGCTTTAGCACAAGAAATTACCGCTGAAATTGACCAAGAAATTCTATTGAGCCTATCAACATTGGCTACAACAGAGTACACATACAACCAAGCTACCGTATCAGGTACAGCTACATTCGTTGGTGACGAACATGCCGCATTGGCAGTTCTGATCAACCGTGTTGCTAACTTGATCGCACAACGCACACGCCGTGGTGCAGGTAACTGGGCAGTTGTAAGTCCTGCTGCATTGACTGTTCTACAGTCTGCAACAACATCAGCATTTGCACGTACTACAGAAGGTACATTCGAAGCACCAACAAATACAAAGTTCGTTGGTACATTGAACGGTGCAATGCGTGTGTTTGTTAACACATATGCACAAGACACACAACCAGTTCTAATTGGTTACAAAGGCTCAAGTGAAACAGATGCAGCAGCATTCTATTGCCCATACATTCCATTGATGAGCAGTGGTGTTGTTCTAGATCCATCAACTTTTGAACCAGTCGTATCATTTATGACACGTTATGGTTACATTGAGTTGACAAACACTGCAAGTAGCTTCGGTAATGCCGCTGACTACTTAGGTGAGATCGCTGTTCAAAACCTAACATTCCAATAATCATTGGATCAACTTTTTACCCTCGGGATGGGAAGTTACTTAAAAGGCTCTTCGGAGCCTTTTTTGTTGGGAACGAAAACTCATATTGTCTAAAAATGATAAATAAGATATAAGATAATATTTGGGACCATACATGGCGGCAGATCCATTCAATAGTAAAAGCGGTTATACAGTTGGGATACCTCCTATACCTGTTATAGATGAGAACGGCAATTTAACAGTGCCTTATGCATCTATAGGCAATGTAACAATTAGTGGTGATCAGGTTGTAACAGGTACAATCAGTGCTAATCTGTTTCAAGGAACATTTGAAGGTAATATTACTGGCAACTTTGTTGTACCCGGACTTAACACTTATGTAGTGTTTAATGATTTTGGTAATGCAGGAGCAAGTCAATATTTTACTTTTGATTCAGCTTCAAAGTTAGTTACCATACAAGGTGATTTAGTTGCTAATACAATGACATTGGGTTCTGGATTGAATGAATTTTCAACCTCTAGTGTTTTGTTTGCTAGTACTGCTAGTTCAGGTGCTGAACAAGTATTACATAGCACTGTAGCTAATACAGTATGCTCTATTGATTACACTATCATTGCAACTGATGCAACAGGTAATAATAGACAGACAAGTAAATTATTTGCTAGCATATTAGGCAGTGAAGTAGGTTATTATGAATATGGATCAATTGATGTTCCAGAATTGGGACCAGGAGTAGGCGATTTTATAGTAAAAATAAATGCCTCTAGTGTAGAGTTACTAGTAACACCATACACTTCAAATTTGGTTACATATAAAATTATGATAACAAGTTATAAAGAATAAGGAATTAGAAAATGGCAATTAGAACATTTAACTCAGTAGGTGGCTTTTCGGTAGGTGAAGTACCCTCAACAGTCATACTTGCTAATGGTGATATCACTACTGGTAATGGCACTTTCTCAGGTAATGTACAAGGCAATTATGCTGTTAGAACAGATAGCTTGTTACATCTTGACGGTACACCTTGGGACTTTCAACAACCAGCTGGATCTGCAGATTATCAAATACAATATAAAGATGGCGGCGAATTTGGTGCTAGTGCTAATTTCTCATTCAATCCTACAACTAATTTATTAACTGTAAATGGTACTGCTAATCTAAATGTATTGAATTTATCAAACGCTAATATTTTAGCAAACGGTGATATTAATACAAACAGCAATATTACAGCAAATGGCAATGTAAGTGCTAATTACTTTCTTGGTAGTTTTGTAGGTAATTTTAGTGGTAACGTTTCAGTACCGGGTAGCAACACATATGTTTTATTCAACGACAATGGGTTAGCTAATTCAACTGCTGGATTCTCATTTAATAAATCAACTAATGTAGTTACTATCACTGGAAACATTTCTAGTGGTAACGCTGATTTAGGTAATCTTGCTACTGCAAATTATTTTAGTGGTACACTAACAACTGCGGCACAACCAAACATTACTAGCGTTGGTGTAATGTCTAGTATTTCAATGCAAGGCCCTGCTAGTATATCAGGTGGTAATTTACTAAGTGCAAACTATTTAACCGGTACATTAACAACTGCAAGTCAAACAGCCATAACTGCTGTTGGTACGCTTGGTACATTAAGTGTATTAGGTGATTTAGGCTTAGGTGCTAATCTTACTGGCGCTAATGTAATAAATGCTAATTTGTTTGCTGGTACATTGTCAACTGGCGACCAACCAAATATTACAAGTATTGGTACATTAGGTAATTTACTTGTAACTGGTAATGCTAATGTTAACGGTAATCTCAATGCAGGAAATTTATCAGTTGCGAATAGAGTAATATCTTCATTAGTTCCTAGCGTTAACGACAATTTCAATTTAGGCGGTAGTGGAAATCTTTGGGCTAATCTATATGTTTCTAATATACTAATTGGGGCTACATCTATCACATCAACATCAAATGTGATTATTATGGATGCAGCTAATATTGGAAACAATATATCTGTTGGATCATTAACTGTTCGTGGTGATACGAACATGCAAGGTAATGCTACAATCACTGGTAACTTAACAGTAGCAGGTAACACAACATATATTAACGTAACTAATTTAGATATCAAAGATCCGTTGATATCATTAGGCGGCAGTGGTAACGGCGCAAACGCTACTACATATGACGGCAAAGATAGGGGTATGATATTAAGAAATGCATACCCAAATAACGAACCAATCAATGAAGCATTGATCTGGAAAACAGGTAGTGATGAATTTCAAGCTATCAGTCAAATTGATACAATCACTAACGAAGTTGTAACCGCTAGCGCATATGCTAATTTTAGAGCCGGTAACTTTATAGGTAATTTAAGTGGTACACTATTAACAGCATCACAAACTAATATTACAAGTATAGGTAATTTAGTTAATGGTAATGTTGATGGTAACTTTAATGTAGGACTAAAAACTACAACAGGATCATTAGTTGCAGGTGGTTTGACATATCCAGTAATTGACGGATCGGCAACACAAGTATTAAGCACTCACGGAAACGGAAACTTGTATTGGGCAACAATCAGTACAAGTAGTTTGTCAAATGGTACAAGTAATATTATTGTTTATACTAGCGGTAATGTAGCATTAAGTGCGGCTGGAAATGCTAACGTACTTACAGTTACTGGCAACTCAGTTATTGCTAATGCTGATGTAAGTATAACAAATGGTACATTAACTGTAGGTAATGCAAATATTAATGTATTGACATTGCCAGCATATAGCATGGATACAGCAGGCTATAGCACAACAGTAAGTACAAAAATTAGATCATTTACTAAGACAACTACTGCTACTACTAGCGATCAAGTTATTGGGTATGTAGCAGTATCTGAGGCACGTTGTGCAATTTTTGATGTTAAGAGCGAACAAAATAATTCGCCATCAGCAAATAGATATAGTGTAGCAACAGTTTATTGTGTACACAATGGAAGTACAGTGGAATATACAGTTGTAGGTACTGTGCAAGTTCCAGTTGGAACATCAACAGGAACATTGGGAGTAAGTTTAGCTAGCGGTAATATATACTTAACAGTCACCCCAGCGTCTAGTAATAGTACGCTTTGGTCAACACAATTCAGAACAATTTAATAAAGGCCAAACTACGGACCTACTATGGCAATTACCAAGTTCAACTCAATTGACGGCTATACAGTAAACGATTCAACTCAAATTACGGTAGTCGATGCAAATGCTAATTTTTATGCCAATAATTTAACAGTAACCGCTGCGTCAGATTTAGGTGCAGTTGGTAATGTAAAAATAACAGGCGGGACAGCCAATTACATTTTACAAACTAATGGCAGTGGATTACTATCATGGACTAATCCAGGTGCAATAGGATTAGCAGGAAGCAATAGAGAAGTACAATTTAATAATGATGGTAACTTTGGTGCCAGTTCAAATTTTACATTTAACTCATCTACTAATTTATTAACTGTAGGTAACTTAACAGTTACAGCTGGTGGCACTTCTAATTTAGGCAATCTAGCTATTGCAAATTATATCAGTGGCAATGGTTATAGCATCACTGGATTACCATTAGGAAATTTGAGTGATGTTGTATTATCTTATCCATCTACTGGGCAAATATTAACTTACAACGGTGTTAATTGGATTAACGGTAGTGCAGGAAGTTCTTCTGCTGGCCAAGGTGTAAAATATTGGTTAACCTCAACAGCAATTACGGCATCGTCAGTAAACAATTCATTTGAAATTAATAGTTTAAGTCAAACTCCGTATACACCATCTTCAACACTATTGTCTACTAGTGTCAATAATAATACTTTGCCAATGGCTGCATGGGAAACAAATGCACTTAACAGAACTATTTTTGATGCAGGAAGTTACGATTTTAGTGTGTATGCTAATATAAATGCTGTTGGTGGAACCAATACATTTGAACTAGACTTTTATCAAGTTATTCCTTTTGTATCAGGTACAGTAACTATAACGGGTAGCGGTACAAGTAGAACAGCAACTGCTAGTACTGGTACACCATTCAGCGGTGTGACTGCTAGCGGAACTAATACTACCTCAAGTTGGTTACAAACACCAAATGGATTATATCAAATCACAGCAAAAACAAATGATACTGTAGTTACCATTTCAACTCCTAGTGGATACAGTAATGAAAATGCAGTAGCAGGTCAAGTTTGGAATCAACTTTTCAAAAGTGGATCAATGACAGTTGTTTCTACCGTTCTGACAGAGTTTCAATTTTCTAGCACACAACCATCATTTAATGTAACAGTTGCATCAAAATTAGGTATTATAACTTTTGCAACATCTGATACAACCAAAACATTAACTTTTTCATTGGACGGATCTGTACAGGACAGTCACTTTACAACACCTTGGGTAATCTTACACGATGACTTAGCCGGGCTACAAGGTGGAACTAATCAAGAATATTTTCACTTAACTACATCTGAATATACCGCTAACGGCACAGGTACGTTTATACGCCAATCTGGTGCAACGTTGATAACACCAAATGTAGGTGTAGCGTCTGGAACAAGTTTATCTGTCACTGGAAACATATCTAGTGGTAATGCTAATTTAGGTAATCTAGCTACTGCAAATTATTTTAGTGGTAATGGAATATATCTTTCAAGTATAACAGGTTCTAATGTTACAGGTACTGTAGCTAATGCAAATTATAGTACATATGCAGGTACAGTAATAACTGCTGCACAGCCAAACATTACTTCAGTTGGCACGTTAGTTAATACAACAATGGGTGCAAGTAACTCATTGAGTGGTGGCAATTTAGTAAGTGCAACTTACTTATCCGGCACAATAACAACAGGCGCTCAACCAAACATCACTAGTCTTGGTACATTGACTAGCTTAACAACTACCGCTAATATGACTAGTGGTAATGCTGACTTAGGCAACTTAGCAACAGCAAACTATTTTAGTGGTAACGGAATCTATATATCTAATATAGCAGGTGCCAATGTTTCAGGTACTGTAGCCAATGCAAATTATAGTACATATGCAGGTACTGTCATAACTAATGCTCAACCAAACATAACAAGTGTTGGTACATTGAATGGGTTAGACATACTTGGCAATTTAGTTGTAACAGGTAATTTAACTGTTAACGGTGACAATAGTAATCTTAGTGTAACTAATCTTACTGTACAAGACAATACAATTGATATTAGTGCAGAAACAATAGGTACACCTAGCAATAATGCTGGAATAAGAGTTATTAGAGGTGATGAATTAGCTGTACAACTTAGATGGAATGAATCACAAGCAGCATGGCAGTTTACTAATGACGGAACATATTATCAACAAATTGTTGGCAAAGATGCTGCTACTGGTAATGTTTCAGTAGGTAATATCTCTGCTGGTAATTTAGTATCTGCTACTTATTATATTGGTAATGGTATATACATATCAAATATTGCAGGAGCCAATGTTTCAGGTACAGTTGCAAATGCAAATTATAGTACATATGCAGGTACTGTAATTACTGCGGCACAGCCTAATATTACATCAGTTGGTACATTAGTTAATACAACAATGGGTGCAAGTAACTCATTAAGTGGTGGTAACTTGGTAAGTGCTACTTATCTAACAGGTACATTAACAACCGCAGTACAACCTAATGTTACGTCATTGGGTTCATTATCTGGACTAACAGTTAGTAACATTACTGGAGTTGTTGATTTTAATATAACCTCTAATGTAACACTAGGTGCAGTGAGTAATCTGCACATCTCAGGTGGTACATCTGGTTATGTATTACGCACTGATGGAAGTGGAGTATTATCTTGGGTTAATCCCGCAGCCGCAGGTTTAGCAGGAAGTAACACTCAGATTCAATTTAATGATAATAGTAGTTTTGGTGCAGACGCTAATCTTACATTTGATAAGTCAACTGATACATTAGGAACTAAAAACATAGTATTAGAAGGTCCTGGTAGTTTAACAGGTGGTAATTTAGTAAGTGCTAATTACATAACAGGAACACTAACTACTGCACTTCAACCAAACATAACTTCAGTTGGAACTTTAGCAAATCTAAATGTAGGCGGCGATGCTACAGTTGCTGGAAACTTCACAGTTACTGGTACTACTACTTTTATTAATGTAGACTCGTTTAAAGTTCAAGACCCAATAATTGAACTAGGAGGCGGTGTTAACGGAGCTCCGTTAACTACTAATGACGGCAAAGACCGTGGCTCATTATTGCACTACTACACTACTGGGGTAGTAGATGCGTTCATGGGATGGGATAATTCAAATGCCGAGTTTGCTTTTGGAAGTAATGTTTCTGTATCAAGTGATGTTGTAACATTTAATAATTTTGGTAATGTTCGTGCTAACTACTTCTTAGGGAACGGAAGTCAATTAACCGGTATTATAGGTAACGCTAATTATAGTGCATATGCCGGTAATGTAGTTATTGCGGCTCAACCAAACATCACAAGTGTTGGTACATTAATATCATTAACTGTAACTGGTAATATAACAGCAGGTAATATTGATGGTGGTAATTTAGTAACATCAAACTATTTTACTGGAACACTAACAACACCTGTGCAGCCAAATATAACTAGTGTTGGTACATTAGTAAGTCTGTCAGTAACAGGTAACATTACTAGTGGTAATGCGAGTTTAGGTAATCTAGCAAGTGCAACATATTTCAGTGGTAATGGTATATTAATATCTAACATTGCAGGCGCTAATGTTTCAGGTCAAGTGGGCAATGCGCTAATAGCAGGTACAGTTTATACTAATGCTCAACCAAATATTACATCAGTTGGTTCTTTGTCGGGACTAACTGTAAGCAACGCAACAGGAGTAGTCGATTTCACAACTACTGCAAATGTAACTTTGGGTGCAGTTGCAAATCTACATATATCAGGCGGAACAGCAGGTGCAGTATTATCTACTGATGGATCAGGTGTATTGACTTGGACTTCATCAGGCTCAGTAGGTGTTGCAGGTACAGACACTCAAATTCAATTTAATGATGTTGGTAATTTTGGTGCAGATGGAAACTTCACATTTACTAAATCAACTAGTACTCTATCTACAAAAAATATAACATTACAAGGTTCAGGTAATTTAATTGGAGGTAATTTAGTAGGTGCTAATTATCTAACAGGTACATTAACAACTGCTACACAACCAAATATCACAAGTGTTGGCACATTAGTTAACACAACAATGGGTGCAAGTAACTCATTGAGTGGTGGTAACTTGGTAAGTGCTAATTATCTAACAGGTACATTAACTACAAAGATTCAACCAAACATTACATCAGTTGGTACATTAACTTCATTAACAGTTGACGGATCGACAAATTTAGGTGATGTTGGTAACTTAACTATTACTGGCGGTACTGCTGGATACTCACTAACCACAGATGGTTTTGGTGTTCTATCATGGCAAGCTGGCTCAGGAAGTGGTGGTGGATTTGTTTCTATTGTTAGAAACAGTTTTACTGGTAACGGTGTCCAGACTAATTTTAATTTGAGTACAACACCAACTGGTGAGGCTGCATTATTAGTTAATTTGAATGGTTTAATTCAATTAGATACTACATATAGTTTAAGTGGTAGTACATTAATTTTCAGTACAGCGCCTGCATCTGGTGCAAAGATTGAAGTTACTGTATATGGCGCATTGGCAATAACTGAAACTGACACACAGATATTGTTTATTAGTGGAAGTTCTTTGAGCGGCTCTGCTAATTTTACGTTTGATAATACAACTAATACATTAAGCACTACTAGAGTATCTGCAACAGGCAATGTAAGCGCAGGAAATATTAAAACTAATAATTTGTTATATGCAAACGGTGATCCATATGTGTTCACTACTTCAGCAGCTGGATCAGATACGCAAGTACAATATAATAATAGTACAGCGTTTGGAGCCAGTGCTAACTTCACATTTAATAATACAACTAAAACACTTACTGTAGATAAAATAACTGCAAATGGGGCTGGAATAACATACATTACTGGTGCTAATGTAAACGGTAATGTCACTAGTGCTGTTCAAAGTCACTATGCAAATATAGCCAACTCAGTAGCAGGAAGTAATATATCAGGTCAAGTTGGTAATGCATTAGTAGCAGGTACTGTATATACAAATGCACAACCAAATATCACATCAGTTGGCACATTAGTAAGTTTGAGTGTAAGCGGTGATGCTACTGTAACTGGTAATTTTATAGTAGGTGGAAATACAACTTACATTAATGTAGAAACATTTAGAGTCGAGGACCCGATCATTGAACTAGGTGGCGGCGTTAATGGAGCACCACTAACAGCAAATGATGGGAAAGATCGAGGCACATTATTACATTACTATACAACCGGTGTCGTTGATGCATACATGGGTTGGGATAACTCAAATAGTGAGTTTGCATTTGGTAGTAATGTCTCTGTCTCAAGCGAAGTAGTGACATTTAATACTTTTGGAAATGTAAGGGCTAGTCACTTCATAGGCAATGGTAGCGCATTAGCAAATATCACTGGTAGTAATGTAACTGGTAATGTAACAAGTGCAGTACAAAGTCATTACGCAAACATAGCCAACTCAGTAGCAGGAAGTAATATATCAGGCCAAGTAGGTAACGCACTAGTAGCCGGTACTGTGTACACTAATGCACAACCAAATATCACATCAGTTGGTACACTATCAAGTGTAACAGTAACTGGTAACATTACATCAGGTAATGCTAGTTTAGGTAACTTAGCAAGTGCTACTTATCTAGGCGGGACATTAACAACAGGTGCTCAGCCAAATATCACTTCAGTTGGTACATTAACAAGTGTAACAGTAACAGGTAATGTTACAAGTGGAAATGCTAATTTAGGTAATCTTGTAACTGCTAACTTCTTTAGTGGTGACGGTGGTTACTTAAGTAATTTACAAATTTCTAGTGCAACAGTAGCAAATGCAAATTATGCTAATTTTGCAGGTACTGCATTTAGTGTAACTGGTTCTAACGTATCAGGTCAAGTTGGTAATGCATTAGTAGCAGGTACAGTCTATACAAATGCACAACCAAACATCACATCAGTTGGTACACTATCAAGTTTAACTGTTACTGCTAATATTTCAAGTGGTAACGCTAATTTAGGTAATCTAGCTACAGCAAGTTACTTTAGTGGTAATGGTATCTATATCTCTAATATTGCCGGAGCTAATGTATACGGTAATGTTACTAGTGCAGTTCAAAGTCATTACGCAAATATTGCTAACTACGTAGTTGGTAGCAATGTATCAGGTGAAGTAGCAAATGCAAACTACGCAACATGGTCAGGAGTTTCATTTCAATCATATGCTGTTGCTGGCCCTAATGTTGTTGGCGGTGTAGCTAATGCTAACTATGCAACATATGCAGGTTCTGCATTTAGTGTAACTGGAAGCAATATAAGTGGTCAAGTAGGCAATGCATTGGTAGCCGGAACAGTTTATACAAATGCACAACCAAACATTACAAGTTTAGGCTCATTATCTGGATTGATTGTAAGCAACGCAACTGGCATTGTTGATTTTACAACTACATCAAACGTTACTTTAGGTAATGTAAGCAATCTACATATTTCTGGCGGTACAGCTGGATATGTATTAAAAACTGATGGTACTGGCAATTTAAGTTGGGGAATTGATACTTCGGCAGCTGGTGGAAATACCAGAGAAATACAGTTTAATAATAGCGGTGTGTTGACTGGCAATCCTAACTTACTCTTTGATACGGGTCCTGCATTACTGACAGTTATTGGAAACATAGATGCGTCTTACGCTACTATAAATTATCAAGTTTCTACAAAAATAGTTAGTTCTTCTGGAATAGCTAGTAGTGAAGATTTACGCTTACAATCAGGATCTAATGTTAATATACAAGGATATCATATCACTGCTGGTTATTCAAACGTAATATCTGTTATAAGCGATTATCCTAGTTATTCTAATGCCCCAAGAGTTGCTATTACGGGTAATGTAGGAATCGTAGGTAATGTTACAAGTGGAAATGCTAATTTAGGAAATTTAGTAACTGCTGCATATTTCAGCGGTGACGGTAGCTTATTAACTGGTCTACCTGCAGGATATGCAAACAGCAATGTAGCCGCATATCTACCAACTTACACCGGTAATATATCTGCAAACTATTTTATTGGAAATGGCAGTACATTAACATATATAACCGGTGCTAATGTAGATGGTAATGTCACAAGTGCTGTACAAAGTCATTTTGCAAATATTGCCAATTCAGTAGACGGTTCTAATGTATCAGGTCAAGTGGGCAATGCACTAATAGCAGGCACAGTTTATACTAATGCTCAACCAAATATTACTTCAGTCGGTACACTAACAAGTTTAGATGTTACCGGTAATATTACATCAGGTAACGCTAATTTAGGTAATCTTGTAACTGCAACATATTTCAGTGGTGATGGTAGTTTGTTGACAGGATTGCCCGCAGGATATGCAAACAGCAACGTAGCCGCGTATCTACCAACTTACACCGGTAATGTATCTGCAAACTATTTCATTGGAAATGGCAGTACCCTAACATATATAACTGGCGCCAATGTTAACGGTAATGTAACTAGCGCAATCCAAAGTCACTATTCAAACATTGCCAATTCAGTAGCCGGGGCTAATGTTTCTGGACAAGTGGCCAACGCATTAGTTGCTGGTACTGTTTACACAAATGCTCAACCAAATATCACATCATTAGGTACATTAGCTGCATTGACTGTTAATGGAGTAACTACTCTCGGCGCAGTAAGTAACGTAAAGATTTCTGGTGGTACATCAGGGTATGTATTAACAACAAACGGTTCTGGAGATGTAAGCTGGCAAGCTAGTGGTGGAAGCGCAGGTCCTGGGTTTGTCAACATCATTAAAAATAGTTATGTAGCTGATGGTACACAGACTGCATTCGTACTAACAACAACTCCTGCAAGTGAAGATGCAATCCTAGTTAATATAGATGGTATCTTACAACAAGATGCTGCCTACACACTATCTGGTTCTACTGTTACTATGGCAAGTGCACCATATTTAGGTGAGGTAGTTGAAATCACCGTATACGGGACACTGGGATTAGGAGCAAATACGCAAGTAATCTTTAATGATGCTGGAAATGTTGGGGCAACTTCTAACTTTATATTCAACAAAACAACCAATTTGTTGACAGTTTCAAATGCAACAGTATCATCTGGATTGATAACACTAGATACCGGAACTATAAATGTATCTTCTGGAAATGCTACTATTTTCACATCCGGAATATCAAATATTACAGTGGGAGGTACATCAAGTAATGTCATTTCTCAGGGTAATGTATCGGCTAAAAACTATAGTACAACTGGAAATCTAACAGTTTTAGACACTGGTACAATCACTAGTTTAAAAGTTAATGATTTATACAGTAATAGAACCCCGGTAAATGTCTCAACTAACACCATAATTGATAGCTTTTCGGTAAATAAATATAGATCAGCTAAATACACTATGAGAGTGAATAGTGACGACGGATATCAGGCTGTTGAAGTATTATTAATACATGACGGTTCTGATAGTTTTGTGACAATTTACGGAAGTTTATCTACTATAGGTACTGATATTGTTTCATTATCAAGTAGTATATTATCAGGCAATGTACGAGTGTTGGCTACGACCACATCAACCAACACTACAATTAATCTAATGGCAACTTATGTGGCAGATTAAAGAAAATCAAGGAAAATAAAAAATGACAACTAGCTATTTTAAAGTACAAGCTGGCATACAAACTGGTGATGTGGTAATTGATGCAGCATCTGGTAATTTTAGTGGAGTAGGTAATATTACTATAGTTAGCACTGCTTCTGCTAATTTAGGTAATGCTGCAATTGCGAACTATTTTGTTGGTAACGGTATATTTCTATCTAATACCGCTGGCGCAAATGTTAGTGGACAAGTAGGAAATGCATTACTAGCAGGAACAGTCTACACAAATGCTCAACCCAATATTACTAGTGTTGGTACACTAGCAAGTTTAACAGTAACTGGTAATATAAGTGGTGGTAATTTAGTCACTTCTAATACTGTTTTTGCTCCAGAAATCGTACAAAATGCTAGCACATATGATACAAGAGTTTCATTAAGTAGTGTGACCGGTCTTATTAATATCACATCAGGTGGTAATTCAACAAAGTTTGCGCCAAGTGGTATTATTGAGTTAGGTGGTGCTTCACAAATTACTGGAGGCACATTTGGTGGTTCAGGTGTCACGTTAGGTACTAGTCAAACAGACATATTCCAAAATCGTGGTGGTAATGTAACTGTACAAGTTGGAACAGGTGGTTCGATTTCTAATACTTGGACATTTGAAAACGGTGGTAATTTAAGTGCTCCTGGCAAAATAACAAGTGCAGGATTAGTAAGTAATTCTACTGTTGATTTTACAACTGCAAGTAATGTCAGTTTAGGTGCTATTGGTAATTTACACATCACCGGTGGTGCAGCCGGATATGTTTTACAAACAGACGGTTCAGGAACATTAACTTTTGCAAGTGCCGGATCTACTGGTATTGCAGGTATTGACAAACAGGTTCAGTTTAATGATGGTGGAAGTTTTGGTGCTAGTGCTAACTTCACCTTTGACAAATCAACTAAAGTACTAACAGTAGATAATATAACAGCAAACGGTGCTGGGATAACATATCTTACTGGTGCTAATGTAAACGGTAATGTTTCCAGTGCAGTACAAAGTCATTATGCAAACATTGCTAACTCAGTAGCAGGCGCTAATGTCAGTGGTCAAGTTGGTAATGCATTAGTAGCTGGTACAGTCTATACAAATGCACAACCAAATATCACATCAGTTGGTACACTAGCAAGTATAGATGTTACTGGTAATGCTAACGTTGGTAATTTTGTTGCAACAGGTACTGGTTCATTTGGTGCTAATGTAAATATGCAATCACAATGGGTAAACAATGTTGGTTACCCTAGTTTATCAACTGACGCCGCAACAAAGTCATATGTTGATACAATGATAACAAGCGGTATCACATACCATCAGCCAGTATATGTTGCCACTACATCTACCTTAGCAGTTGCTACAGGTGGAACAACTGCTTACAACTCACCAAACGGTGCAGCAAATGGGATTGGTGCTTATATTAGTACAACAGGTACATATTTAAATATTGATGGTGCTAATGTACAAACAGTTGGTACACGTATTCTTGTTAAAGATGAAGCTAATTCAGCATGGAATGGTGTCTATACATATGCAAATACTACTGCAATTGTTCGTTCAACTGACACAGATGAATACGGAGCTGATAGTACGGAACAGATCAGTATTAATGATTATTTCTTTACTACTGGTGGCACAGCTAATAAAGGTATTGCATGGGTTATTAGCGCACCTTCAGGTACTATTACCTTTGGTACTTCAAACATCACTTTTTCAGAATTTAGCACATCCCAAGTGTATACTGCTGGTACTGGATTAACATTAACTGACTTAACATTCAGTGTTAATGCAAGTCAAACACAAATTACAAGTGTTGGTACATTAACAAGTTTATCAGTAACAGGCAATATAACAGCAGGTAATGTTGATGGTGGTAATTTAGTTACTGCTAATTATTTTACTGGTAACGGTATTTACATATCTAACATTGCAGGTGCTAACGTTTCAGGTACTGTGGCAAATGCAACTTATGCAACAAGTGCAGGTAGTTCAGGTAGTGCAACATCAGCTACAACTGCCGGTACAGTAACAACAAATGCTCAACCAAACATTACCTCAGTTGGTACGTTATCAAGCGTAACAGTAACAGGTAATATTACATCAGGTAATGCTGATTTAGGTAATTTAGTTACTGCTAATTACTTTAGTGGTAATGGTATCTATATCTCTAATATAGCTGGTGCTAACGTTTCAGGTACTGTGGCAAATGCAACTTATGCAACAAGTGCAGGAACTGCCGGTAGTGCAACAACAGCCGGTACAGTAACGACAAATGCTCAACCAAACATCACAAGTGTTGGTACATTAGCAGGACTTACTGGTACAGGTACAATTGATTTTACAGGTGCAAGTAACGTTGCGTTAGGTCCAGTTGCTAATGTTCACATCACTGGTGGTAGTTCTGGACAAGTATTAAGAACCGATGGCGCTGGTATATTAAGTTGGGTAAGTATTAGTTCAAGCAGTATATCTAATGGTACTTCAAACGTTTCAATTCCAGCTACTGACGGTAATGTAGTAATTGGAGTTAGTGGTAATGCAGCCATACTAACAGTCACCGGTACTGGTGCAAATGTTAGTGGATATCTAAATGTTGGTAGTGGTAATATTACTGCAGGCAATATAGCTGGCGGTAACTTAGTAAGTGCTAATTATTTCAGTGGTAATGGTAGTTACTTATCAGATATTGCTGGCGGCAACGTTGTAGGTAACGTATCAAGTGCAGTACAAAGTCATTATGCAAACATTGCAAACTCAGTAGCAGGCGCTAATGTCAGTGGTCAAGTTGGTAATGCATTAGTGGCTGGTACAGTATATACAAATGCACAACCAAATATCACAAGTGTTGGTACACTAACTAGTGTAACAGTAACCGGCAATACTATCTCAGGAAATGTATCATTAAATGGTGGACTAACAAGTAATCGTAGTAATATCGCAGTTACAACAAATACAGTTATTGATGAGTTTGCAACCGGTACATATAGAACTGCAAAATATATAATTAGCGCATCCGGAGATGACGGGTATCAATCCGTAGAAAGTATTTTGGTACACGATGGAACAAATTCATATATCTCAATTTACGGTAGTGTATGCTCTAATGTGTCCGCAGACCTTATTGAATTATCAAGTAATATTGCTACTGGAAATGTAAAAATTTATGCAACATCAGCTAGTCTTAATGCAAATGTTAATTTACTAGTGACTTACTTGAAAACATAAGTAGTATAATAGTCTAAATGGCTATTATACTATATACAGGGAATATGGAACTGTGACAGCAAAATACTTTAACGTTAAGAACGGTTTAACTACAGGTACTATTAGCCTAAACGCCGCTAATGGGAATATTACGTCTAACACGTATATTGGTAACGTTGTTGTCACAAATACCGCAAATCTAGGTGCTGTTGGTAATATCACAATAACCGGCGGTTCTGCTAATTACGTACTTCAAACAAATGGTTCTGGATTACTAAGTTGGGTAGCACAATCAACAGGTGGAACTACAGTAACAGTAGATAATTTTACTGGTAACGGGGTTCAGACTGCTTTCACACTAAGCACTACCCCTTCTAGTATTAATGACACTATTGTAAATTATAATGGTGCACTTGTATTGCGTACAGCATACAGTTTAGCTGGAGCAGTATTAACTTTTAGTAGTCCACCGGCTGATCAAGCAGAAATTGAAATTACTACCGGTGGTATTGGAGGCGGTGGCGGCGGTGGTACTAGTCCCGGCGGTAGTAACACATATGTTCAGTTTAATGATGGTAGTAGTTTTGGCGGTAATGCTCAATTTACTTATAACAAAACAACAAACTTATTATCAGTAGGTAATGTATCACTAAGTGGTAATATTATACCTAGCAGTAATAATGTATATAGTTTGGGTAATGCTTCTTCATGGTTTAAAGATGCATATATTGGTCCCGGCTCATTATATGTTGCTGGTAAAAAAGTTTTAGAAGATGTAAGTGGTACTATTACTTTTACTACTGATATAAATCAAAATTTAAAAATATCTACTAGCGGTTCAGGAGACATTCAGTTTGATCCAATTGGTACAGGTGTTATTGCAATTAAAGGACCTCTGCAACTTGAAGCAGGAAGTAATATTACAAGTAGCGATGGCGGCGCAATAAATTTTGCTAACCCAATTGGTTCTGATACTATAACTACTCGTCAAGCAAATACAGATTTAGCAATTTCAGCACAAGGTACGGGTACTGTTAAAATTAATGATGATCTTACTGTAACTGGTAATTTAATTATCAACGGTGGAGTAGGTAATTTAAGTGTAAGTACACTAAGCGTAGAAGATTCTATAATTGACATTAGTGCAGAAACAACAGGTACACCGTCAGCTAATGCTGGTATACGAGTTGTACGCGGAGATAGTTCAGCAGTATTATTGCGTTGGACTGAAACAGATGATGCATGGCAATTTACTAATGATGGATCAGCTTACTTGAATATGGTTGGTACAACATCAACTGGTAATACTTCTTTAGGTAATGTAGCTATAGCAAATTATTTTAGTGGGAATGGTAGTTTATTAACAGGTATTACTGCGGCAACAGCAGGTACTGTTACAACAAATGCTCAACCAAATATAACTTCAGTTGGTTCATTAGCAAGTTTAACAGTATCAGGATTGATTACTAATACTGGCACTGGAATTAAAACATCAAATATACAAGATAGTAGCGGTACTATTACTATAGTAACGGGCTATGGAAGTGTATCAGGTGCAGTTGGTATATATGGAAACATAACAGCTGGTACCAGTGGTACTGGTTTCTTTATTGGTAATGGTAGTTATCTATCAGGTCTTGCTGGTGCAAATGTTACAGGTACTGTATCAAGTGCAACTACAGCAGGTACTGTTACAACAAATGCTCAACCAAACATTACAAGTACAGGTACATTAGCAAGTTTAACAGTTACTGGTAATATTACATCAGGTAACGCTAACTTAGGAAATTTAGTCACATCAAGTTACTTCACCGGTGATGGTAGTTTGTTAACTGGATTAAAACCTAACTTGTTTATGACTGTTGCATTAAGTGACGAAACTACTGCAATTACGACAGGTGTTGGTAAAATTACATTCAGAGCACCATTTGATATGACTCTTTATCAAATACCAAGAGCATCATTATCAACTGCAAGTTCATCTGGTAATCCTGCAATAGATATTAATAAAAACGGCACAACTATTTTTAGTACTACATTAACAATTGATTCTGGAGAAAAAACAAGTACCACCGCAGCCACAGCAGCAGTATTATCTACAACTACTTTTGCAGATGATGATGAAATAACTATGGATATAGATACTGCGGGTACAGGCGCAACTGGCTTAAAAGTTACTCTTTATTATAGGAGAACATAATAATGTCAGGAATGTTACTTAATTCTTATGTATTTGCATCAGGAGGTGCCCCTAGTGGCCCTCTTACAGTAGATTATTTACTTGTTTCAGGTGGCGGTGGTGGAGGCGCACGAAGAGGTGGAGGCGGTGGAGCCGGCGGCTATACTGCATATGCAAGTCAAACTTTCACTAGAGGAATAACATATACATTAACTGTTGGCGGCGGCGGGAGTTTTGGTAATAGTACTGGTAACACTCACGGCGGTAATGGGTCATCATCTGTAATATCTAGTTCAGATATAGGAACAGTTTCAACTACCGGAGGCGGCGGCGCTGGCTCAAGTACTAGTGCAACTGCAGGACAAGCAGGTAATGGTGGTGGATCCGGTGGCGGCGGATCTGGAAACGGTGGCGGATCAAGTGGTACTGGTGGACAAGGTAGTAACGGCGGAGCCGGCGGATCAGGAAGTAATAAGGGCG